AAGCTGATGACATTATCGGCACACTTGCACCAAGATATGCAGCACACCAAAAAGTATTGATTCTGTCCAGTGATGGAGATTTTCTCCAGTTGCAACAATATGGACCAAACATTAAACAATATAATCCAGCACAAAAGAAATATATTAAATCCCAGAACCCATTGATTGAGCTAAAGGAGAAAATCATTCGTGGTGATAAAGGTGATGGCATTCCAAACATCTTCTCACCTTCTGATTGCTTTGTCCGAGGTGTCCGTCAAAAGAGTATCTCGGAAGATAAATTGAATAAACTGTTAAAAGAAGATATGGATAAAACCAGTGATTTGATTGATAGTAATGCTTTGACGGGGTTCTCACGCAATAGGACATTAATTGACCTTACTTGCATACCTGTTGAAATCAAAGAGAAAATCATAAATACCTATGATGATTCTAAACCTGCATCTAAACAAAAGATGTTTAACTACTTTATTCAGTATAGACTGAAAAATTTAATGGAAGTAATTGAGGACTTTTAATGAAAAACATATATGAAATTTTTGACGAATTTGAACTTGCTGTAACTAAGCAACAACGAATGGACGTAATTGGAAAAAATCTATCACAAGTATTGGCTGATGTGTTAAAGCTGGGATTTCATCCAGAACCAAAATGGTACTTTAACGAAATGCCTACTGGCTATGTGGTTAAAAATGTTCCTCCAGGAATGAGTTATGCAAGCCTTTCAACCGAGATGCGGAAACTGTATATGTTCCAAAAGGGTAACGAAACCGCTGATAAACTAACAGATAAAAAACGTGAACAGCTTTTGGTTGAGTTGTTACAAAATTTAGAACCCCGTGAAGCAGAAGTTGTAATGGGTATTTTCAGAAAAGATTTTGGTGTAATTGGACTTAATTATAAGTTCGTTAAAGAGGCTTTCCCGGCAATGTTGCCATAACTATAGGAGTTTTAGGTGTCAAAAGATGTAGAGAAGTTTCGCAAAGATAGAAACTACAACGATGATTATGGTTTTGAAAAAAACCAATATGATAAACGTAAGAAGCGAGACAAACAAAAGAGTTTTACTAGGCCATCCCAATTCGATAAGTACGAAACCGATTGGGGTGCCGATAAAATGAAATTTAGACGTTAAGTGTTGTTTTAAAACAACAAAAAACTTGACAAATACTTGAAAGTTCTGTATAATGTGAATCTTGTACGGAAATATATTATGTTTATCCACTGTAAAGTTCCTAAATCTAAAAAACGCAAGGTGCCTAAGAACCAACAGGCACAATATGCTGAGTGGCTCAAATCCATCGAGGATATGAAGCCAAAGTCATTGAGTAAATACTCTAAAACAATGGAAGTTAAAACTCCTGTTGTGACCAGTGTTTATGTCCGTGAAACAGCTAAATTTAAGTCTTTAGATACGGGACCAGGTAATGCAACCAAAGCACCAGCAAAAATTTACACTGGTTCTATGGTCAAAGGTATTGCAACAATGCATAAATCTAATGCCGTACCTGTTTTTACTGATGAACAAGCAAAAGATATTTCAAGTATGAGGCGTTAACATGAAAAAACTCAATTTTACACTAAAACTAGCACGTCCGCACTGCCGGACTCCCATTAAACCTGTGCAAAAGCACAAAATTGTGTCAGAGCACGACCGGAAAGTCAAACATCCGCAGAAACTGTCACGTTTTCTTCTCGGAGAGCAATAAAAATGACAGAAAATACAGAAATTGACAATAATAAACCAAAATTCACTGTAGAATCACTAAATGAACTCAACCAAGCAGTCTGCCGATGGGCTGTTATGACACAATTCGAACAGGATCAAGAAAATTATGAGCAACTCCGCAAACAATACAGCTGATTACTCTTGGACTACATACATTGAAGACGCCGATGACGGATCTGGCGATGGAATTCTGACTTTTCCACCAGAGTTAATCGAAAAAATGGGTTGGAAAGAAGGAACAACACTACACTTAGAGGTGACCGAAGAAGGCACACTAATTATTACTGACAAAAGCTTGACAAATAACGAAAATAGTGTATAATACATACATTATCTTTAGGAAATACCATGGAACTAATCGAATCCAAGTCAATTCTAGCCAAACTAATGGCAACAGAGAACCTTCATATTGAACAACGCAAGGTTCCAACAGCATCCTTTGATGTACAAAATCGTATTCTAACCATTCCTATTCTGGAAAACGGAATCTCATCACAACTGTACGACCTATTCATGGGTCACGAAGTCGGCCATGCACTTTATACACCAGAAGATGGTATGAAAAAGGCCTATGACCTAAAATACTCCATGAGTGTTATGAATGTACTGGAAGATTCCCGTATTGAACGTAAAATCAAAAACAAATATCCTGGCATTCGGCAGTCTTTCATTCGTGCTTACAAAGAATTGGTTGACCAAGATTTCTTTGGCACAGCAGGTAAAGACCTGAATGAACTAAATTTCATCGACCGTGTTAACCTTTACTGCAAAGGTGGTGCATCTACTGGTATTAAATTTGATGATATTGAAACCGAACTCTTAGAAGAAATCGAAAATACACAAACCTATGATGATGTAATTGAAGTTTATAAAAAAGTTTCAGATTACATGAAAACACAAGAAGAAGAAAATCCAGAAGAAGAAAGTGGAACTCAAAAAATTGATGGTGAATTGTCCGACGAAGAAATGGATGAAATGCTTGAAGAAATTCTTGGTGAAAAATCTGATGAACAACCAGAAGAAGATAACAAAAAAAGTAAAGCTTCAGATAAAGAAGAATTTGTAAACGAAGAAGTAACAAAATCTTATAAACCACAAAGTGGTGATTCCGAAGGCATCGATGACCAATCTGGTAAAAATCAAGGTGCTGGTGCCGGCGGCCGTAAAACAAAACAAGTTGAAGAACCTGTTTCAGAAACAGATGAATCTTATCGTAAAAATGAAAGCAGAATGTTTTCTTCTAGCTCACTCGAATACGGATATGGTAATGTTCCAGATTTGAACACCGATAGAATTATTGTGGATCACAGCATAGTTTGGTCACGGTATGAAGATGATGTTACTTTTAAATATAAAGAATTGGGTGGCCACAAATCCGAATGGAAAGAATTCTTAGTAAAAGATAAAGAAGAATTTCTTAAATTTCGTGAAGATTCTAAGAAAGTGGTTTCTTATCTTGTAAAAGAATTTGAGCTGCGTAAAAATGCTGACCAAATGAAACGTGCAAGCATTTCAAAAACTGGTGAACTGAACATGAGTAAGATTTTCTCTTATCAATTCAGTGAAGATATTTTCAAGAAGATTACTGTTGTACCTGGTGGTAAATCACACGGTCTGGTCATGTTCATCGATTGGTCTGGTTCTATGTCCGATAACATTGGAAACACCGTAAAGCAATTATTGAACCTTGTAATGTTTTGCAAGAAGATTAATATTCCTTATGAAGTGTATGCTTTCAGTACAGAATATGAGGACATTGATAAAGGTTGGCGACATCAAAATAGCTTAAAACGTGGAGATATGTGTCTTTCTGATTTTAGATTATTGAATCTTCTTTCAAACAAAATGAGTGCCGTTCAATTTACTAAAGCTGCTGGTGCTCTTTTAAGATATGAACAACATGGACGTTGGACTATGCCAGAATGGTTTAAACTTGGCGGAACTCCTTTGAATGAATCTATCGTTGCTGCAATGAAAATTGTTCCTAAATTCAAAAAAGATAACCGATTGCAAATTGTCAATACTGTATTCTTGACTGATGGTGAAGGAAACAAATGGACTGCTGTTGCCGATGGTTACGGCCGTTATTTGTGGTCAGCACAAGGTTATGGTAGCAAAAACCAAAGATTGGTTATCCGTGATCCTATTACAAAATATGAAGTGGTAGTTTCAACTATGGCCGACAATGAACTGACTTCAGCTTATATCAAACTTTTGAAAGTTCGTACAGGTTGTAACATCATTGGTTTCTATGTTCTTCCAGGTCGCCAATTTAGTTATGTTGCATCAAAATACATGCCAGACCTTGACACTGTTCATGTTGACAAAATGAAAAAAGATTTTCGTACTAACAAATTCCAGGTTATCACCAACGGCGGTTTTGATGAATATTATTTGCTCCGTTCCGAGGGCCTAGATACTGATGAAGATTCTGAATTTGAAGTGGAAGAATCTGCATCTTTGAAAAAGATTGCTTCTGAATTTAATAAATTCAGTTCTTCAAGGAAAAGTAGCCGTGTTGTTCTCAACCGGTTTATTGATTTGATTGCATAAGGAGTTAGTATGTTTGATTTATGTTATACTGCACAGGTAGATAATAAAAAAAGTGAAGTTAGGAAAGATGGAATGGGTGTTTACACTATTGCTTTCTATATGAACGATATGTTTTCACACTCCACACAAAGTCATATAAAGGAAGAAGCTGAGAAGTTGGCTGATTCTTTTGTTGGTAATAGCCGTCCTACGTTCCTATCAGAATGAGAGTATTAATTACTGGTTCAAACGGGTATATCGGTAAGCATCTATGCAGAATGCTTACTGAGACTCGACCTGATATTGAAATATATCGATTGGACTATAATGATCCTGCGTGGAATAAGAGTATCGATATTCGTAATCCTAATGACATTCACAAGTCTTTTTTTTATGTGTTCTTTGATGCTGTGATTCATCTTGCAGCACTTGTCCGTGTCGGTGAATCGGTTGAAAGACCTAGTGATTATTGTAAAACGAATGTCAATGGTACAATCAATCTACTGGAGAATTTGGAATATAAAAACTTTATTTTCGCATCTACTGGTGCTGCAAGTAATCCAACAAGTCCTTATGCCTATACCAAGTTGATGGCTGAACACATTATTACCGAATATATGGGAGAAAAAGATTACACCATATTTCGTTTCTATAATGTAACTGGTTCTGGAGGCTATCCTGCAACGAATCCAGATGGCCTGTTCTACAATCTGACTAACGCTATGCAAACAAGGGCATTCACTCTTTATGGAACGGATTATCCAACCAAGGATGGTACCGCTGTTCGTGAGTATGTCCATGTGAACGACATTTGCAGAGCGCTCATTAAAGCTATAGATAAACCAAGTAGGTCTATTGAGAATCTAGCCTATGGTGACACTCGTACAGTCCAAGAGATTATTGACATTTTTAAGAAAGTCAATGGTGTAGATTTTAAAGTTAATTACTCACCTAGACGGGGAGGTGACCTGATAGAAAATTATTTGAAGAATCCCTCAACTTACATGGAACGTAATTACACTTACGAAGAAATGTTAAAAATATAGAAAGAAAATTATGTTAAAGCCTTTGAACAAAAAACTAGTGGTGGAGATTATTGAAAAAGACAAAGTATCACCCGGTGGTATTATTCTAACAAGGTCTGACCGTGATGAAGCTAACCGCGGTAAAGTTATCTCTGTTGGTCCAGAAGTGCTTGACATTTCTGTTGGTGATGTTATACTACCCAACTGGAATGCAGCTTCAAAGACTACAGTTGATGGAGACACATTCTATATTCTTTCCGAGGATGATGTAGTTTTGATTTTTGGTGAATAAATGGCAAATGCGAATTGGGACAAAAGCATGGATGACACATTGAGAGAAACTCAACATGTAATCAAAGGAGAAATGTTGGTGGCTAATTTTAAAATAACAGAATTTCAAAAATTAAGCCTCGACGTTGGAGATTCAGAAGCTTGGATTAAGAAAAATTTA